GGTGGTTGCCGTTGAGGAGGAGTCGGGCGTTGACGTTGCTGCTGCCGGCCCAGCTGATGCTGTAGGTGCCGGGGCCGGTGATGGAGACGGTGTGATAGGTCTCTGCGATGACGACGCCGGTGGTGTTGTTGCGCGTTTGGATGCCGTAATACACATCAAAGGGCACCACGCGGCCGGCGAGCTGCCAGGTGAGCTCGCAGGTCTCCGTGGGGCCAGCGATGGTGCCATTCAGCGAGAGCGTGCCGGTGGAGGCATCGGCCCAGGCGGGGTAGTCAAAGACGATGGTGCCGTTGCGCGTGAGTTTGGTGCGCCAATACATCGCCACGCCGCGCGGGTCGAAGTAGCTGTCCGTGGACTGCGGGCGCGCGGGATGCAGATACATCGGCCGGAAGGGCACGCTGGTATCGGGAGCACTGGAACGATCGCGGCGGGCGGGCATGGGGTTTCAGATTCGCGTGGGTGCGATTGTTACAGGTTGCCGTAGCGCAGGGTGGTGGACTCGTAGCCATTGTCCCACAGGGTGACGGGGATGCTGGTGTTGAAAAAACTGGTGGTGGGCACGGAATCGACGGCGGTGTTGAATTGCAGATGCTTTACGGCGGTGCCGCTGGTGCCGCTGGTATCGCTGGGCGTGCTGGCGTTCTCGATGACTTCCACGGTGCTGAGTGTGGCGGCGGTGAGATATCCATTCGTGAAAGTGGTGTTCCACGTGAGCTTGAACCAGATCTTGATGGTGCCCGCGCCAAGCGTGAGCGTGGGCGGCGTGGCAGCATCCAGCGCGGTGCCGCCGAGTGTGGGCATCTTGCCACCGACGAGTCCGGGCACGATGCTCAAATCATCGCGGATGGCCCAGGTATCCAGCGCCGCTGCGGGCGCGCTGGCGGGCAGTTGCAGCTTGAGACCGCCACCGCTCACGGTTTGGGCGCGCTGGAGGCCGTCGATGTGCAGCTCCACACCGAGATGCGGCTCAAGCTGCTCCAAGATGCGGATGAGGTTCCCGCGCGTGACGAGCGGGCCCATGCGCGGGATGCGGATTTTTTCGCGGCCTTCTTTGGTGCTGGCTTTCATGGTGTTCGTTCTCGGTTCGCGGTTCTCAGTTCGCGGTTAGCCCGGCGTGGTCGGGCGCTGGTTGCGGAAGCTGAAGGTGCAGAGCCAGAGCTGCTGGCCGGGGATCTGCTCGGTTTGCAGATTGGCGAGGTTCCAGCCTTGCGGGAAATGCACGGTATCATTGGTGCCGTAGAGCCCGACGTAGCTCACGGTGGGCGCATCTTCCGGCGTCCAGCTATCACCACTGCCCAGCATCCACATGGGCGGCGTCTCGGTGAGGATCATGGTGTATTGCACCCCGACCTGCGGGATGTCGAATTCCACGTTGCCTTCGAGATCGGTGTTTTTTGTGGACGCATCCAGCGTCATGGCATCGCCAGAGTAAACCTCACTCTCCCACAGCGTCTCGGCGAAGCCTTCCACGCGCACGGCTTGCCCTGCGCCTTGCTGGCGGCGGGTGGTGAGCTTCACTTCGCCCTCCACCTGGTTGAGTCCTGCGAGCGTGAGATCCAGTTCATAGTAGCCGGTGAGGCTGAGGGCTTCGGCTTCGATGCAGCCGCGCGCCTGGCGCTTTTGGCGGGCGATGATCCACATGCGATCGTAGCCTGCTTTGATCGGCGTGATGGTCGCGCCGGTGCCATCGCTGCTCACATTGAGCACGGGCACGATCTTGGTAAGTGAGCCCAGCAAGCCGGTGGTGATGTTCGTGGTGAAATCGATGGCGGCACCGCCAGCGGTGGCGGCGAGCTTGAAGGTGTTTGTGCTGGCATCGCGCACGTAATACACCGTGAACGTCGAAAGGCCTGCGCCGCCGGTAATCTGCGGGAGAATGACTTTTTGCCCATCGCTCCAGCCGTGGGCGGTGACGGTGATGACATCGGTGCTGGCGACACCCGTGGCGCGTTTGGCGGCGAGGGGATCGGCGAGCACGAAGGAATCCGCGTCGATGCGGGCGAGGAGGTAGTTCTTCGCTTCCGTCACACCGCCAAAGCCGCTGCTGTAGTCCACCTGCACCAGTCGGCCGCTGGTGAGGCCGTGGGCGGTTTTGCTCCAGACATCCGTGCTGGCGGTGGCGGAGACGCCGGTGATGGCGGTATCGGTGATCTGTGCGCCTTTGAGGAACTGCGACGCATTCGGCGTGCTGGTGTAAAAACGGCGCGCGATGGTGTCCCAGCCTTCCTGCGGTAGATCCTCGCCGTGATCGAGCATCTTGGATGTGACGCCATCGGGCAGGCCTTCGGCGGTCACGGGGATGATCCACACGCTGCCGTCTTGCTGGGCCTCGCGCTCGATGATGCGCATACCAGGGTAGCCCTCCGGCGCGGAGCCGAGCGGATAATCCGTTTCGTCATCGGTGACAAAGCTGCATTGCAGCACATCCGGCCCGCCGGAGGATTGGCGCAGCGCGCGGCCCGCGCGGCGGAAGCCGGGCTCGCCGTGGGTGAGGATGGCGGAGAGGACGGGATTGGGGGGAGGCATGAAATTGAAGATTGGAAAATGGAAATGGGAAATGCCGCAGGTCAGTTTTTCGTGAGGGCGTCGGCCATGGCTTGCGGGAGCAGGGTGAGGATGCGGTTCACGGCTTCATTGGCATCGAGCGGGCGCGCGGGGGCGGGCTCGGTGGCGTTGCGGGCGTTTTGCGGGCCGAGCTTATCTTGCGCGGCGCGCTGCTGGAGCTGGTCAAAGGCGGACGGGGTGCGCTGGAGCTTGTCGAAGGCGCTTTCGCTTTGCTTGAGCTTGTCGAAGTCGGAGGGACCGCGCTTGAGATCGTAGAAATCGCTGAGGCCACCCATGCGGCGTTCGCTTTGCACGCCGCGGATGCGCGTGGCGCGACCGCCGTTGTCGGCGCGCTCTTGCAGGTTTTGCATGCGGGTGGCGAGCGCGGTGGCCTCGGTGCGATTGAGTCCGTTGTCGCGCATGAGGCGATCGCGGCGCTGCTCGATGGCGACTTCGCGCTCCGCATCTTCGATGGCACGTTTGCGGCCGGTGGCGCGGGCTTCGAGGATCTTGAATTCCTGCGCGGTGCTCATCACGGCCTGCTTGCGCTGCTCATTGGCGCGGGCGGCTTCATCAGCCTCGCGTTTGGCGGTTTGGGCGGCGCGCTCCGCTTCCTGCGTGGCGCGGCTCTTGAGCTGCGTGAGCTGCTGCTGGAGGTCCAGGCGGCGGCCTTCGATGTCGAGCGCGGCGCGTTGATCGAGCGTGCCTTCGGCTTCTTTTTGGCGTTCCTCCGCGCGGATAGCGGAAAGGCGGCTGTAGAGCTCGGTGATTTGCCCCTGCGTGTCCAGTTCCTCAAAGGCGAGCTTAGCGCGCTGCTCATCGATCTGCTTTTGAGCGTCGAGGAGATCGCGCTTTTCTTCGGCGGCGGTGAGGGTTTCCAGATCGGCCTTGATTTGATCCTTCGCGTATTGCGGGACCGGCATGGCGTCGATTTTGGCGAGCTTCTGTTTCAGCGCCATCTGGCGCTCGATGGCGTCCGCCGCTTCATCATCGCCCTGCGCGCGGAGCGCGGCGGCGCGGGCCTGCGCGGTGCTGGAGGCCAGCGCCTGCTCCACCATGTCGCCATAGATCATGCCCAGCTCACCCTGGAGCGCGGCGAGCTCGCGGGTTTTTTCCTCGGCGGACTTGTCGCCCATGAAGGTCTCGCTGATGAGATTGAAAAGCTGGCCGCCGGAGGTGTAGAGCTTCGCTTGCTCCGCCTGGGCGGCGGTGATTTTTTGCGTGAGGGTATCGATGCTTCCGCTCACGTTTTCGACGTCGATGGTGGCGAGCGTGCGCGCCAGTGTGCCGCGATAGGCCTCCATGTCGGCCATCATGGAGGCAAAGCTGGCCTTGCTGGCCTCTGCGCCCATGTAAAGCGCGCCACCGATCGCGGCGACTGCGCCCGCGACGGCTCCAGCGGGGCCAAAGGCGGAGAGCATCTGCGAGCCCTGCTGCGCAAAGATGATGCTGGCGCGCGTGCCGCTCTGCATCTGCACGGCGATGTCTTGCAACTGCATGGAGACATTCCCCAGCCCAGCGCCTGCGCCGCCGCGGCGTCCGAATTTCTGCACGTTTTGATCGAGCCCGGAGAGTCGCTTTTCGACGCGGTCGATGCCGGTGAAAACGGCGGGGGCGGAGAATCCAAGTTCGACAACGGCGCTCATGATGGAAGTGAGCGGGGCGGGGTGTCAAAACGGCGCGGGCTCCACATCTCCCGCAGTTTCTGCCACCATCGGCCGCGTTTGCTGAGCTGGGGATCGGGCCAGATCATGGCGTGGCCTTCGAGGATGGCGGCGGTGTGGAGGAGGCCGTGGGCCTCCACGAGCGGGAGGTGATGGAGGATGTAATCGCGGGCGGAGATAGGGCGGTGGAGGTGATCCACGCAGTGGCTGAAAAGACCGGGCGCGGCCCTTGCGACCTGCACAAGAAACGCGTGCAGGCTCAAGGGCTGGGCTAGTTTCCCGCGTCTTCGCGTGGCGGTGTGGCAGCGGGGCGGAGGATGGCGCGGGTGGTTTCCGCGTCCTCAATGACGAGATCCACTACGCGCAGGATCTCCAGCAGATCGGCCTCGCTGGCGGCATCGAGCTCGGCATCGCTCCAGGCATCGATCACGCTGCGCAGATCGGCGGCGTCTGGGTGCGCGTTCCATTCGGCGGGCTGATGGGTCATGAGCCAGAGGGCCAGCACGGCATTGCGCAGGCGCGGCGTGCTGCGCCCTCCGAGAGCGCGGAGGAGATCGGCGGTGGCGTGCTCGTGCTCGGCGGTTCCTTCCGTGCAGGCAGCGCGGCGGTCCATGGCGGCCTGCTGCGCGGGCGTGAGCGGCGCGGCTTTGAGGCGGATGAATTCAAACACCGATTCGCGGCTGAAGGTCCACAGCAGCGGTTTGCCGCGCCAATGGCGCGTGAGGCGGGCGGCTTCCTCGCGCCGGGCATCGGCGGCGGGTGTGGGGTCGAAGGTGTCGTCGGTGAGCATGGTGGGAATTTATGATTTATGATTTATGACTTATGATTTAGGGGCTTCAGCGGGGCACGCGGAAGAATTGGCGGACTTCGTCTTCCAGCTCGGGGCTGGGGTTTTCGGGGATGAGGGCGCGGCGGGAGCTGTAGGGGTCTTTGGCGAGAATGCGGCGCGTTTTGACCTCGGCGAGGAGCTGCGCATACGCGCGCGTGGCGTTGTAGGCATGCACCACGGGGTGCGCCGGATGCGTGAGGCCGAGCTGGAGCGCGTGCGGATGCGGCTCGGTGCCGCGACGCTGGAAATGCTGGGCGACCGTGAGGCCCTGCGAAGGCGCGAATAAGTGAAACGCATCTGGAAACTCAATGCGGCGGCGCGGGGGCGCGCCCTCAAAGCCGGTGGCGGGGATGCCTGCGATGCTCACCGCGGCAGCGAGAGGCAGATCGGCAGTGCGGTGCAAGCGGGGGCTGGTGAGCATCTCATGCCACTCTGCGCCGGGCTGGTAGCGATAAAGTCCCTGCTCTTGGATCATCTTGTGCTCCCGCCCACGCATCATGAGGTGCAGCGCATCCATGTTCGCACAGGCAGCGAGGCCACAGAGCAGCGGGTGCAGGGGGTCGGTTTTTGCGAGTGCTCCGTCAATGAAGAGCTGGTGCAGATGGCGGCTGAAAAGCGTGGGCGTGCGGCTGAGCGTTTGATCCGCGATGTGAAAGCGGATGCTGGGCGTGCGGTTCTTTTCGCAGATGATGGTTTCGCGCGTTTCAATGGCGAAACCGAGACCGGCATACGCCGCGGCGGTTTTGGTGTCGGTGGTGGACCAGGTGGACATGGAAGAATCGAAGTGATGGCCCGCGCGTGTCAAAAACCGGAGCACGCTGCTGCGAAGCCGCGAAGCGAACCGTGAACAACGAACACGAAAAAGCCCGGTGCTCGTGAGAGACACCGGGCTGGGAACAACACACTGGAGGGATTACGGAGCCGCGATGGCGGCGGCGGATTTGACGAAGGGACGCACGGTGCCGGGGACGGTGCCGGAGAGGCCTTCATCATTGCTGGTGCGTTTCGGATTGCCCGCGATGACTGCCATGTCTGCGGTGACGACGAAGCCGAGGATGTCGCGGCCTTCGGCGACGTTCACGAGATCGGTGAGAGCTTGACCGGGATGCACGTTGCCGAGTCCCCAGCATTCGCCGAGGGCATTGAGGCGCGGGCGCAGGTTCAGCTCAAAGGTGAGGCGCGGATCGCGATACTCGGCATACACGACGGCGTGGGCGTCGCCTTTGTGCAGGACTTCATCGCGCTCGCCCGTCCAGGTGCAATCCAGGATGAGGGCACCTTCCTCATCGGTGTGGACATCGGCGGGCTTCACGCCGTGGGAGATGATGGGTTCAACGTGGGGATCAGGAGCGGGCATGAGCGGAGAAAGGTGAGGGGTTCAGCGTGGAGAGGATTTGAATCAGCCGCGATTACGAGCCCGTAGCGGCGGCGGTGAACTGGAGCCCGCGCGCCTTGAACAGGATGCACTTCGTGGTGCTTTTCGCGACGATGAAGGGCTTAGGGTGCATGCCACTGGCGATGTCGGCCGTGGGAGCGATGCCGCCTGCGGTGCCGCTGAGCACATAGACCGGAGCCACCATGGACAGCGTGGCACCGAGCGTGAGGTCATCGTCTTCATACACGACGGCGAGCACTTGATCGGCTGCGGCGGTGTGTGCGGCGAGGCCTTCGACTTCGGTGGTGCCGGTGCCATTGGCATCAGCGAGCTGCCATTTGCCATTGCCGTCCAGATAGACAGCCTGCCCGGCGGTGATGGCGACGCCAGCGACGGCGTGTTTGAATTTGGCGCGCGCGCCGGTTTTGAAGGACGCGGCAGTGACGCTGAGATCAGCGGCGGTGGCAGCGATGGGCGCGGCAAAGAGGGCGGCGACAGCGAGGAGGCGGAGGAGGTGCTTCATGGGTGGAGTGATGGAGTGGTGGAGTGCTGGAGGTGTCAAAGTGGCTTGTGAGTCTTCCTCCTCCTCTTACTCTTACTCCTACTCCCCCTCCACCGGGAGGAAGAGTAGGAGGAGGAGGCGGAGGCGGATTGGCTGGCTACCTCGGCAGCGTGACGTGGAAAGTGATGGCGATGCTGCTTTCGGTGGCTCCGGTGTCTTCGCGGCGGATGTTTTGCGGGGCGGGGTAGCTGATGGCGTCGAGGTGGTAGCCGGTGCGCAGCGCGACGGCGGTGGCGGCGTAGTATTCGTAAAACGCGGACTGGTTGCGCAGGCGGGCCAGGGCGGCATCGAGATAGCCATCCGTGGTGCTGCGATCTGATTGGCTGTGCAGGGTGACGAGGCACTGGATCTGCCGCGTGCGGCCCTCGCCCTGCTCATCGGCGGTGATGACGAGCGCGGGATCGGGCTTGTCCGCTCCGCTGTCCATTTTGAGCACGGGGCAAACATCGACGGCGGGCATGCCATCGGCGCGGGCGGCGGTGGAGTTTAGGTATCCATCGAGGAGGGTGACGAAGGTGGCGTCGAGCATGATAAAGCAAATGAGGAAATTAGAATGAGGAATGAGGAATGACGAGAGGTGTCAGAGTTTGAGTCTGCGCAGGTAGCCGCGGAGAGCGTGGGGGGCCTCGCTTTGAATGACGCGCAGCCGGTAGCGACCGGCGGCGGTGAAGAATCGCTGCATGGCGCGCGAGGTATCACCTGCTTTGAACTCCAGACGGACGCGCATGCCGGCGTTTTGGGTGAGGGTGGTCATGCGCGAGCTGGCGAAGCTGCGGCTGTGACGCCGCACCCATCCAGGCACGCCGGAGAGGTCTCCAAACCGGCCGTCATAGGCGAGCACCAGTGAGGCGGCTGCCATGCCGACGTTTTTCTGTTTCCGCTTCAGCCAGGCGCGCAGGTATCGCGGATCTTGGAGGAAGGCGCTGGGCTTGTCACCGCGCACGCGTCCATTCGGCCCGCGGCGGCGCTGGTGCTCCGCGCCTTCATCGCGGGTGAAGTCGATCAGCTCGGGCAGACTCAGGCGGCGGGCGAGCGCATTGGCGGCGACGAAGTCTTTGCGCTTGATGGCTTTCCAATAGCCAGCGGCGGCTTGGCGATTCTTCGCCTTTATCATGGCGTAAATGTGTTTTTCGCTGCCATAGACGCGGCCCACATCGCGCACGATGGCGGCTTCGCCTTGCTGGCGAGCGGCGGGGCCGAAAATGCCGCGATTGAGGCTCGCGGGCGGCACGATCTGCACCAGTCCTTTGTTTTTTCCACTGCTGCTGATGAGGGCGCGGGTGTGCTTTTTGATCAGGTCATCGCCTACTTTCTTCACCTGCGCCGGGGTGGCGCGGAGCTTGCGGATCAGCTTGTCCATGCCTTTGACCTGGGCGAGCGCGCTCATGCTTCACGAAGGGGAGGGCAGTTTACGCTCGGCTTTGATGAGCCAGGCGACATCGGCGTCGTTTTGACCGGCGACATCGTCCACCTGGTAATCGACGCCGGCATAGGTGAGCACGCTGCGCTTCGCGGGCGCGCTGCGCAGGAGGCTTTTCAGCACCGTGGCGGTGAGCGGCTGCACGCGCTGCCAAAGGCCCGTGACGGTGTCCATGCGATGCTGCACGGCCCCGAGGATGACGGCGGCGGTCATCGTGGCGCTGCCGATGGTGATGCGTTTGCCATGGTGGGCCTCAGCATGACGCTGATGGCGGAGGGCGGCATCTCGGACGGCGGAGGGGCTCATAAATGACGAAGGACGAAGGACGAATGAGGAAGTCAGAAAAAACCCGCCGCGCCCCCAACCATGAAGTGCGCGACGGGTTATCTCTGAGCAACCAGACAACATCGAGGGCACGATGCTGATGGTGATTTCACGGTGTCAAACCTCTGGAGCCAGCGTCGTGCGGGCATCGTGGCGGTAGTTATGCAGGATGGCATCGATGTGATGCGCGCGCGTGACATGCTGCCGCGCCTGCGCCACCCAGGCGGCGTCTTCGCCGTAGTTGGTGTCGAGGAACTGGCAGTGGCGGATCTTCGTGCGCCGCCAGGCGCAGACGTGCCAGGGGCCACGCGTGATGCACTGGTGATCCGGGCCATCAAGGACGAGTTTTTCATCCTTGGCCCCGATCTGGAAATGCACGGTGAAGGGTTTGCCATTGTAGATGGCAGCCTGGTCAAAGGTGATGACATCAGCCTCCGGGTGCTGGGTGATGGCTTCAATGAGACGCGTGACGTAGTCCTCGCTGACATCATCGTCATCGTCCACGAAGGCGATGAAGTCGCCGCGGGCGGATTCGAGCAGGGCTTGGCGTTTCATGCCGATGCTGCGGGCGCGGTTGTCGTAGAGCACGAGGTGCTCGATGTGTTGAGATCCACGCTGGCTGATGATTTTACCATGAAGATGGCTGCCTTGCACGACGCGGTTCCAGCAGGCGGGTGTGAGAATGGAAAGGAGGGGAGGTTTCATGCGGTGCGGGGTTTGATGCCGGTGAGTTCTTCGAAGATGGCAGCGCCTTCTTTGTATCGTTCGGGGCTGTTATGGATGGCATAGACTTCGTCCCAGCCTTTGCCTTCGTTGAAGAAGGGATGATGGTGCTCGATGACGATGTGATTGGCGTCGATGACGATGCCGTCTTTGTAGGCAGACCAAGAGTGGAAATCGTCGCTGAAGACGGACTTGAATCGGGGATGGAGGAAAAATCCCTGCTGCTGGTATCGGGCGCGGTTGATGACGGCGATGCAGAGCAAGTCATCGGTGCGGTGCCCGTCGCTGACCTTGAGGGCAGCGGGATCGGCATACTTGCCGGCGAAGGCTTGCTCGATCATCACATCCCAGCCCATCGGCGGCTCAAAGTCGTCGTTGATCTGGATAAGGATGTCGCCACACGAGGCGGCGGCGGCGAGATTCCACGCGCCGACGCTGGCACCATTGCCGGTCTGGATGACGTGGCGATAAACCGCGAGCGGCATGCTTTGCTCGTCATTGAAGTCGAAGGCGAAGAGGTGCTCGACGCGGTCGGGATGCGTGGCGCGATTCAACCACTGGCGGCGGGCATCGGCGGCGATCTTTGGACGGCCTCGGGTGGCATGGAGAAGACTGATGACGGGATGGCGCTGGGCCTTGAGGTGATTGATCTCGCGCACATCGGCTTCCTTGAAGCGACCATTCGCGCGGAGGGCCATGCCGTGGAGCTGCACGCCCAGGTAGCCGTAGTATTTGCCGCGGCGGTTCCAGATGTATTCCGGCGGATCGCTGAGGCCGTTCATGGCCTCGGCATACGCGAGGGCGGCGCGGGGATCGCCGAGTCGCAGCTTGCAGTTCACCATCTCACCGAAGGCCTCACGGCGATAGGGCGCGGCATTGAGGGCTTGCAGGAGGTATTGCTCCTGCGCGCGCGGATTGGTGGAGACCTGGGCGATGTTGATGAGCAACTCGTAGCCTTCATCAGGGCCGAGATCGGGATGCTTGAGGGCTTGCTGGGCGATCTTGACGCCTTCCTCAATGCGGCCGACAAAGCGCATGGACTGCCACAGGTGGAAGAGGTGGGAGAGAGTGCGCTCGCTCTCGGGGATGCTTTCGAGGATTCGTAGATTTCGCTCGTTGTTTGGCGTGCGGTCTTTGTGCGTGGCGTGATGCCAGGCGGGGGATTCCTGCACGATGACGCAAGGCGCTTCCATACTCACCTTGAAGCTCTCATGGATCGGCGAGATCCAAGTGCCGGTATCGCGGCGCAGGATGCGCTCACGCAGCACGCAGAGCTGGTCTTCGGGCACGACGTAGGGCAGGGTGACCACATCGGGCCGCTCGGTGGCGATGCGTTTGCGCAGGGCCTGCCATTCCTCCATGGTGCCGCCATAGACATCATCGGTGTCCGCCCAGGCGATGTAATCGCCATCGGCGAGCTTAAAGGCGAGATTGCGAGCGGCGGCGAAGTCGTCCACATGGGGCCAGTCGGCATGCGCGGGCTTGTTGTGATACTCGGCGGTGACGCAGCCACGGCTGCGGGCGATGTCGAGGCTGGCATCGGGCTCTTGATTGCCGATGGCTCGCACGACGATGATTTGATCGAAGAGCGGCGAGAAGGAGTCGAGAAAGCGGGGCATCCAGTGCTCCACATTTCCGGCGATGATGGCGAGGCTGATTTTCATGTGACGTAGAAACAAAAAACCCGCGCCGGTGGTGCTCCGAACGCGGGCGGGACGAATCCCAAATGGAAACCGCCCGCTGCGAGCACCAATCGCAGCGAGCGGGAGTGAGAGGCCGATTACGAAGTCGGCGTGGTGAAGAGCTTGACGGCACCGGTGACGGCGGCGGAGTAGCCGAAGAGCACGTGGGTGTTGATGAACCACTTGCCCGCAGCGCGGTTCCAATGGCGGGTGTAGAGCATGCTGATGCCGCTGTCGGGATCGACATACTGCTCAAATGCGGAATACTCTTCCGAGGGCAGGTAGTTGCCGAGGTTGCGCATGGCAACCGCGATGCCTTCTTTGCCCGCGCAGAAGCCGATGAGGCTGATGCTGTTCGTGGGCAGGACATCGCTGGAGTAGATGTCGAGGCCCATGAGACGGCCGAGCATGCCCTCCTTGATCGCCATGTTGTCACCGCGATTGAGGGCAAGGGTGATCTTGTCATCACCGAGCATGGCGGCTTCCACGTCCATGTTCACGACGAGGGATTTAGGGCCACGGATGCCCGCCTGAAGCATCGCCTTGCGAATGGCGATGAGCTGCGTGCGGCTGTAGTTGGCGGAGGCAGTGGTAAGGACAGCCGCGCCGAAGTTCGTGGTGGTGAGAACGCTGAACACGTCCTGAAGGAGCTTGTTTGCGGTGGCGTTGGCGAGCTGAGCGCCAAACTGCTCCAGACGGCTGGCATTGCTGCTGTCGGCGAGCTGCTGCGGCGTCACGTCGATCGGCGTGATGTAGCGTTTGTCCACATTCACCGTGATGGCGGAGATGGTGCCGCCGGTGCCTTCGTAGGCGGACGCGCCTTGCACGAAGGAAGTGGAGGTGACATTGCCGAAGAGCGGCACCACGACGGCGGAGCCGGGGGTGGCGACTTCCGAGGAGATGTCGGTGGAGAAGACATTCAGCGGAAGCAGAATGTCCACGAGCTGCTGGAAAACAGTCTGGCCGAAGAGGGTATCGTTGAACGTGGTCATGACGGTGAGTTAGATGCGGGGTGGTGTGAGGGTGAGTGTGTCAATCAGGCAGCGGACTGGTTGAAATAGGCAGAAGGCTTTTTGAGTTCGCCCTTGTGCTTGTTGTAAAAGCGGGTGCGTTCGGCGGGATCGGTGATGGCGGCGTATTGCTCCTGCACGTTCTTGACGGTGCTCACCGCCGCAGCCGTGACAGGCGTGTTGCCACCGGCAGCGGCAGCGGGGCCGTTGGTCAGCAGTGCCTTGATGCTGGCGAGCTCGGTTTCGAGCGCGGTGATCTTGGCTTTATCAGCCTGCGTGGCATCGGTGATGCGCGCGGTGAAGGCGGCTTTCACATCGGCGTCTTCGAAGTCGATGACGACGTTTTTGGCGGCGGGTTTGTGCGCCTTGAAGGCCTCAACGGCCTGGTCTTCGGTGCAGTTTTCCGGCAGGGGGATGCCGAGGGCGGAGGCGAGAGCGAGGAGTGCTTTCATGTGTTCAGTTGTGGAGGTGAGGGCCGTGATGGGCGCAACGGGCGGCGGGGTGTCAAAGAGGGCGCGGGGCGCATGGCGCAGCGCGGCGGTGATGCGGGCGGTCTTGAAGGCGGAGGCGCTGAGCGCGACTTCATCGGTGGTGGCATCGGCGAAGCCGTGCTCCACCGCTTCTTCGCCGGTGAGCCAGGTCTCAGCGTCCATCATGTCCATGATGTCCTCGTCGGTTTTCTTGGTGCGGTCGCGGTAGGCGGCGACGAGGCTACTCTTGATCTTGTCGAGCAGGTCCGCGAGCTGGCGCATGTCCGCCGCATCTCCCATGGCGAAGCCGCTGGGGTTGTGGATCATGAGGAAGGCGTTGCGCGGCATCTCGATCCGCGTGCCTGCCATGGCGATCACCGATGCCATCGAGGCGGCGAGGCCTTCGATGCGGACGGTAACATTGCCGCGTGCCTTTAGCGCATGGTAGATGGCAAGACCGTCGAAAACCTCACCTCCGGGCGAGTGGAGTGAAAGATGGATCGGAGTCGCTGCCGCGATGCTGCGGAGCTGGGCGAGGAAGTCTTTGGCGCTGACGCCCCATGCTCCGATCTCGTCGTGGATGGAGATTTCAGCGGCGGGGGCATCGGCGGCATTGGTGATTGTGAACCAAGTCTTAGAGCGGGACATGCTCGCCGCGAGGTGTCAAAGGACGAGGTAGGAAGACAAAAAGATGACAGACAAAAACATGCTGATTTTTTTGTCTGTCATTTTTTTGTCTAAGCTGCATCAATCGCCGCGATGTCGGCGGCGAGGGTTTCGGGGCTGAGGGTGTTGAGCGTGCCCGCGGCGGCTTGGAGTGTCTTGAGGCCCATGCCGATGGAGATGGCGATGGAGGCGGGGATTTTGACCTGGTCGATAGGTGTGCCAGTGGCCTGCGAGATGGCGAAGCGGATGCTGTTGAGCTTTTGCTCAATGGCGGCGTGGCGCACGGCCTCGCCATCCATGCCGGTGCGGCGCTCGATGAAGTCATCGGGGGTGATGAGGTTTTCACCGAGGTTTTCGAGGTCGGCTTTGTTGTCGCGTCCGGCATCGACGGTGGGATCGGGATCGGTGACGAAGTCGATTTGGTTCCAGTCGGGGACCGTGGCGTAGGCGTAGAGCGGGCCGCCGGGCTGCATGGCGGTGCCGATCACTTTTTCCCACAGCCATTCAAGGAAGGGGTAAAGGCGGGCGCGGAGGCCTTCATGGGCGCGGGCGACTTGCTGGAGCAAGCCGCGATATTCAACACCGCCGACTTTGCCGCGGGTGAAGATCCACTCAGGCGGATACTTCAGCTCGAAGAGGAAGGGGTGGATGAGATCAGCGAGGATGTCGCGAAAAGGGATGCCTTCGGAGGGGTTGTTGAAGAAGTTAAAGGATTCGTTGTCGCTGAGAGGCAGGAAGACGGCTCCTTCGGCGACTTCGACGAAGCGGCGGCCGGTATCAGCGGCGGGGCTGCCGCTTTGCTCTGCCACGGCGATCTGCTGCATGGCATTGAGCATCTTGCCATCACGGGTGGTGGTGGCTCCGAGGAGGGAGGCGCGGACTTTGGCGGAGTGCTTGCGAAGGGCTTTGAGGTCGAGTGAATCGAGGAGATCGCGACCGCTGGCGAAGATAATAGGATCGCCGTGATACTGATGGATGCGGGTGGGGTCTTTGAGGTGGAAAATGTTCCGGTGCCCCATGGCATTGACGGCGGGGATGTCGGTGAATTTTTTGGAGGGCGTGTAGCCGGTGGCATCCGCGTCTTGATTGAGGCGGAGGAGCTGGAGCTGATCGAGTCCGTTGTATTGGAGGCCGTCAAACCAGCGGAGGGTGCGGGCGGCGTTGGTGGGCACATCGCCATTGGTGAGCTGATCGCGGCTGACGAGCTGAATTTGAAAGGCTCGCTTGCTGCGGTCATTGAGTGACCACGATGCGCCGCCGGGCTCATAAACGGGGAGGATGAAGAGCTCGCCATCGCCCAGCATGGCGGAGAGTAGCATGGGCTGGATGGCAAAGAGGTTGTGCTCCTTGCGGATGTCGATCGCGGGCGATTCGGCCCATTTTTTGAAGAGGGCGGTGGCTTCGCGGCGGAAGTCGGCGTTTTGCGAAATGGACTTGCAACCGATGCCTTTGCCGACGGCCTCGCGAGGGAGCTGCTGGATGCCGTAGCGCACCTGCGGGATGCCTTCTTCGCTTTGCAGGAAGCGGGAGATTTGCACGAGGTCTTTGCTGCGCTGCATGCGCTCGACGCTCTTGAGGCTCCACGGTGTGTAGCGCGGGGTGCTGCGGTAGCTGCCGGGCGTGGTGGAGGTGGCGACGTTGGTGATGCCGTGAGGGCTGTTGACGATGCCCGTGGTGCCAGAAATGGCGGGCGTGGGGGGCGACTTGGATGAGCGTTTTGCCATGGCGAGGAGAGTGAAGGACGAATGAATCAGCCAAGGAGGGCGGCAGGTTCACGGCCGGGGGCGAAGCGGAAGCCGAAGGGTCGGCGCTCGGAATTGTCCACGAGGCCCGCGATTTTGGCCTCGACGGCTTCAATGGCAGCCTGGACGGCCTGACGGCGCTGCTCGGGTGAGGAATCGCGGAATTGCGCGGAGTGGGACGATCCCTCAAAGGCATGAGCGGTGATCTCGGCACCGCTGCGATCTTCCGCGAGGAGGAGGTATTGATCGGTGAGCCATTGGAGCTGCGCGGCGTTGTCGCCCGGATACAAGATGCGGGCGTGGAAACGATAGTCGGAAGTCAGGTCTGCAATGGAAACGGCCGCCATGCGGGCGGGCGGGTGTCAAAACCCGCCGGAGGCGGGAAGGAGAAATGACTAGCCGAACGTGCGCTGCGCCGAACGTCTCGCTTAGGCTCGCTTGTCGGCGAGCTGGGTGGTATGTGTAGTGATGGAGTGTCCGCACTTGGGGCATTTCCAGACAGGCACGAGAGGAGCTTTTGTGCTCCAAATGGCGTAGCTGCATGTCCCCTCGTCGCTGCATTGTATCGCTGGAGGTATCGCCATACCTTGAGTCATCGGCACGTTGCAGCGGCGGCACACATACCCAGCCGCAGCAGCGCAACCTTCGGTCGCGGCGGTGATTTTATACTGATTTTCGGTGCTCATATTTCCGCTCCCTCGGTTGCTGTGCTTATCGTTCAAAGCATGCCGCCAGCACGGAGGAGCTGGTAATCGATGCAGGTGTATTTGGAGCAGTCGCCGAAGTGATCGTGGGGGACGCGTTGCCATTCGCCGTCGGCGTCGCGTTTTTGGCCGGTGTGGCCGAGTTTGACTTCGGGGTCGGCATCGACGGGAAGGTGAAATGCTCCGTCGATGCGCTTCATCATGCGGTTGGCGTAAAGCATGTTTTTCACCTCGCGGTCGTTGAAGACGAGGAGAGACATCTGGGGACGTGTGGCGACGCGGGTTTCGTGGAGTTGCCCGTGTTTGGCATCGGAGCCTTTCACGGGGATGAAGAAGCCTTTGGAGGCGGCGCACACGTCGAGTTGGTCGTCTTGCTGCCAGCCGGTGTCGAGGTAGCCACGCACAGCGAAGATTTTTTCGCCAGTGCCCTCGACGATGATGTGTCGGGCGCGGAGGAAGTCGGTGGTGAGGAGGTCTTTGGATGAGACGACGGTGCCCCAATCGCAAACCCAAACACCGCCGTCGTGGGCGAGGGCGGTGAGTTCCCAGTGCGTGGTGGCTTCGCCTGGATCGGCATTGAGGAGCAGGCGGAGGGGCTTGAAGGGGAGGGTGCCGCGTCGATAGAGTGGGCGGCCGTTTTTGCCGTCGGCGATGGCTTTGACGACATCGTCCATCTTGAGGTTGACGTTGTATTCGGTCCACGGGCGGGCGAGGCGGCTGTTGTAGTAGTCTTGCAGCCCAAACATGTCTTTGAGGCTGTCGAGGAAGTCCCATGCCATGGTGCCAAAGCTCTTGGTGGGCGAGTAGAACGAAGGCAGGATGAAGGTGCGGCGGTTTTTGGCGGCGAGGGCGTTGTGCCGCTTTTCGGCGCAACCTTCGACCATCGCCTGCTTGTGCAGCTCGGTGATCTCGCAGCCGTTGTGCGGGCAGATGTAGCGCACGGATTCGCGGACGCGGGCCTCGTCCCATTGCCCGGAGGCTTCGCGGGCGTCTTTGTCCCATGTGAGTGATTTGTAATCGCTGGGCAGGGTGAGTCCGAGGTGGGTGTTGTAGTCTTCGACATCTTCCGGGCGGCCGATGAAGTCGAGATAAAACCAGCCGTGGCAGTGCGGGCACTCGGTGTAAAAATGGGTCTGGTCTCCGGCGAGGATGTATTTCCAGAAGGGATGCGTGGGGCTGTTCGGGGTGCTGGAGTAGTAGTGGAATTCCAGAGCGCCGAAGCCGTCGGTGCGTTTGGCGATGAGGTGAAAGGGGTGGGCCTCGGGAGCCTGGTCGCTTTCGCTTTGGATGAGCTTTGAGGCTTCGTCGCAAAGGGTGATGCCGTAGGAGCCGCCAGAGAGGGCACCGGGGGAGTTTCCGCCGACCAAGTTGACCATGCCGCCGGAGAGGTCCATGGACATGGAGCGGTAACGGTCGGAGTTGGCGGGCTTGCAGGCGGCGAGGATGGGGTTCTCGTCGATAAGGACCTGCATGCGCTTTTCGCTGAGCTCGGTCTTGGTCCAGTCGCGTGAGCTGCCGATCATAAGGATGGGCATGGGGGCATTCACCAGGCGATACGAGGCCCCAAGCGTCAGCATGGTCGTCTTGGCGATCTGCACCCCGGCGGAAACGCCGCACTCGTTGATGCCCGCCTCGGGGTTGAAGCATTCCAAGATGGGCCGCTGAAACGGGCGCGAGGCCGTGCGGAACGGCCCGGCGGAGTTGGGTGCCATTTTGCGGGGGAGGATGATGTTCTCCTCCAGCCAGGGCACGACGGCTTTACGACGCTGCGTGCGGAACATGCCGAGGACTTCGCTTTGCACGGCGGCGGCGCGGCGTTGCTGCGGCGTGGGGTTCATACCGTGAGCTCCGCGAGGACGTTTTCGAGCGCGGGGTTAAATTCCTCTTCACGCCACTGCGAGATCGCCCGCATGGCATGCTGCGGGTTATCAGGATTGGCCCGCTGGGCAATGCGGCCTTCAAAGGAGGCAAAAAGCGAAACGAATTTCATGAGCGCGGCTTTGGCGTCCTGCCAGGCGGACATGGGCTGTAGTCGTCCGCTTTCCAGCTCGGACTGCACTCGACGCTGCCGAGCGAGGTGGTAGGACTTCAACGAATCGGCCGCGATTTTCACAAAGCCGATTGCCGCCATGGGATCGCCCTGCTTCAAAGCCTGCTCGCGCTGCGCATTGGCAGCGACGAGCCCGGCCCACGCCTGACACTCGGCATACTCTTCGGGCGTCCACTGATCCTGCGGCTTTTCCATCGCAGGCGGTGCCACATGCACCAGCCGATCCCCCGGGGGCGTCTGCCCACCCATCACCGCCACCAGTGCCCGCTTCTGATCCTCGCTAGGATCGGAGACCTCCAATGCCTTTGCCCCCTGCGTCGCCAAAAACGCCACGTAGTCCGGATGCCGGTTTTTGGCATGCAGCTGCGCCGTGCGAAGGGCTACCCCCTTCGCAGCCATATAGAGCTTCACCAGCCCCGATTCTGCATGCGACCGCGCCATGATGCGTTTTCAGTGTCAAAGCGCATCAAATCCGCGCAAAGCGCAAAACTTGCGCCCAAACCATGCGCAAACACGTTTGCGCACCCGCTCGCTCAAAACCGTGGAGACGTGAAACC